TTTTAGTTTGCCGTTTTCAGGCTGTACAAAACTCATGATACTATCTTTTATAGCGTTAGTTACTGGTTTATTTAAATCTAGTGATTCTTTAGATATTCCATCAACTGAATCAAAATATGACATGGCCTCTTCTAAATCTGTAAATGTTTTTTCTTCTCCTAATCCATAAAAAATATATTCATCATCACCATCTTCATTAACTTCTACTCTCATAGCATAAATGATTCCTGATTTACCTGTAACGTCTTTAGATTCTTTTGCACCTGTTTCATATTCACGCATAGGGTCAAATACAGTACCTCTACCTACCTTTTCTTTTTCAGTTCTTTTCAATGACTTTTTTTTACCTGATTTAAGATTTCCATTTCTATCCATAATGTTAGCATCTTTTAACATTTTAATAATGTACGCATCAGAATCAAAAAATACACCGGATGGGTTAACTGTAACATATTTTTCTAAATTAGAACTTAACATTGGTTTACTAGAAAGAAATGCATCTAAGGTGCTTTTTTTACCGCCTTCAGGTTCTAATGTATAATTCATAATTTTATTTACTTTGCTTTTATTATCCAAGTCTTTGACTCTGAACTTTATATCATCCATAGCAGATTTAGTTGTGTCACTAAATATGGAAGAATCACTTAAGATATTTCTTCCTTTTAAATCATCAATTAATGAAACTAAGTTTTGTGATTCTATAACTTCAAGAAATCTATTTATGTATTTTCTATAATCATCATGTGAATAATATGGTCTATTTGGATTTGCTAAATCAATCTCTGAACTATTAATGTCTAAGTTTTCAAACTTATTTTTATTTAACATATCATAAACAATATCATCTAAATTATTCATTCTAGGATTATTAGATTGAATTTCGTGAAAAAGATAAGTAACTAAATATTCGTAAATATTTATATTTTCCATTAACCTTACATGACCATAGGTTAAGTATTTAGGTTCTAAAATTATATCTGACTGCGTGGGACTATTATCATCTTCAATAAATAATCTTTCTGCCTTTGCCATTTACTCACCATAATTATGCCAACCATTTAGCCCAAGCAACTGCTTTACCAATTCCTTGTGCTATCCCCAATCCACTTGAAGGTGCGGTATATGTTGGTTGACCTGTTTGTGGGTCAATCCAATATGGATTATTAAATTGGTCATAACCTGATGGTGGTATAGGATAACCACTTTGATTATTGAATGCTTGTTGTTGCATAGCCATTTGTTGATTCATTCCACCCATTGCAGGTGCGCCTTGAATATTTGCAGGGTTCATACCTTGAGGATTACCCACTGGTGCAGAAGGATTCATTTGAGGGTTTTGTGTCATTGAACCTGAACTAGATGCAAAACCTTGAGATTCTAAATATTGTTCTTTAGCCATCTTTCTTTGCATAACAACTTCTGAATTAATTGCTGCACCTAAAATATTTTGAATATCTAATTGTATATTTTCAGCAGTAATTGTTTCGTATTCTCTCAAAGAATCAGGATGTACTTCTAAGTCTCCACCTGCCCCTTGAATAAATCTCATTTTAGGTAACATTTGACCTAATACTCTTTGGGTAACATCTTCTAATAATTTTTCAAATGCTAATAAAAACGCTTCACCATGATAATAAAAAAACTCTTCAACATGGTTTTCTTGTAATGTCAATAAGTTATTCATTGACTTAAATTGTGTTTGTTGGTTTTGTGTTATCTGATTAGATAACGAACTATTACTTGTGCCTAGCCACCCCATTCATCTTCCTCCGTAATATCCTTTATTGTTGTTCCCTCGATTAATAACTTTTTTATTCTTTGGGTAACTCCATCATTTTCTACTATTAATCTGAACAATTCTTCCTCTTTACTTTCTGTATTCATTTGTGGGGGTTTTATAGTCCATCCTAATGCTGAAAGATTCTGTATATCTTGCTGTTTTAATGTTGTTAATGGCCCACTAGATATAGGATTTAATGATTTAATACTAGGTACATAAGCACTAAATGTTAATCCGTGTTCCTCCGCAAGAATCTGTTGTTCTAACATTTCATATTGTCTATGAATATGAGCATGCTTGTCACAATATGTTCCTCTCATTGGATACCCCTTCCTAACTTTATGTAAAGGTATCGGTGGCCTAGTAGCATCACTAGGATTCCAACGCTTTTGTGTACCACAAACAACGCATCTATCTTTTACATTGAATGCGAACTTGTATGGTATTTTTAGAAAAGTCTTTCTTTCGGGTTTCAAAACTGCTACAATTTCTTTTAATTGTTTTTTAGGCTTGAGACTTTTATATTCATATTTCATTATTGAACCCGGTGCTCTAGCCATTTCTTTTGGAGGCAAAAATGGATTTGCTTCAACATATGCATTAGTTGCTCCTATCAAACTTGGAGGTTGATAATTTATACTCACACAAACTCCTCCAATCTACATTCTTTACAATGGCAAAATTCACTCATTGTACAATTCATCGTTGTATAATATCTTTTTCTGTTTGTCATTTACTCACCTAATAATCCTTAATCATTGTTAATATTCCACGATACACCATTTCTGAATCTGATTTTGCACTCACTATATACTTAAAACAGGGTATTCCTTTTTCATTTAATTTTGTCATTCCACTCTTAAAACTTTCAAATATAGGATGGTTTTTTATTTCTCCTTTATGGGGATATTTATCCTTCCACAAATCATATTTGTTAGCCCATATACCTACTGCGATTGGATAATCATGTGATTTTTTTCTACCCTTTTTATTTATAGCATCCCAATAAGGACTACAAATAGTATCTACTAAAAAAGTCCAACATAGTTGTTGCTCGATATCATAATGTTTATCCATATGCCTATCATCAATCATGAATATAATGTATTTAACTTTTCTAGTTTTCATATCATTAATCCATTCAGACCAAAATACCGTTTCACCTCCCACATCTGCTGTTTTAACTGTGTGTGCATCTCCATCCAATTTAACATATTTTCTACTCGCTCTCTCTAACCCAACAGTTCTATTTTTTATTTCAGGAACTTCTCCTCTTGTTCTTAATTGATGATGCAATGTTGTTTTTCCTACTTTGGTTGCCCCATAAACACCAAATGGTATAGCATGCATCCTGTTCCACATTTTTGCCATTCCTTCTGCTACTAGAATAACAAAGCCCGCCATTACTGACATAATTAATCACCATAAATGATTCCACCAATTAATTACCCCTGTCCAAAGAGCATTGTAAATATTTATTCCCCAAAACGGTAATGCATGACCTACTAAAAAACTAATAGTAGATGCAACTGCACCCCAAATAAAAAATCTAGTTCTTAAAAACCATATATCAGCAGAATGTGCTCTTTGTAAATCGTATGCTAATGTGGATTCATCAAATCCCATTAATAATTCAGACACCATATACCTCACTCATTCATAGTTAAGAATGTTGGACTTATAGCATTTTCAGGGGGTTGCTGATATGTTTGACCAAATTGAGGTACAGGGGTTTGAATAAAATTATTACCGTATTGTTGGTCATATTGTCTCATTGTATCTCTAACTCTTTTACGATTTTCTTCTTCTTTTTGTTTTCTAGCCCAATATGCATCTATTTTTCTTTGTAATAGTATATCTTCTATTCTATCAAACAAAGTCAAATCAAATATGGCTTTGAGTATCATTATTCCACCTATGGTTAATATCCCAAATAACAAGGCATGTGCATAACCTGCGTATGGAAACATAAATCCATATTGTGTGTAAAAATAAATGTTAACGCCACTAACAGCACCAACAAATAATATAGTCATTACTAATCTTGTATCATCTTCTAAACTTGGCATTCTTTTTTCACCTTTATCTATGCGAAATTAACTGTGCAATTACCTGCCCCTGCATCAAATTCAACATAGCATCCTTGTGCTAATATTGCCCCATGTAAATCTTGCTCTATTGCTTTGGCAGTACCACCTGCATGCATATGAAGTCGCAATACTTCTTTTTTACCTGAAATTGTACTATTAGCACTATCCCAAATCTTAATTGTGAATAAAGCATTAGTTGTAGAAGTCATATGTACACTAACTAATCTGCATCTATCACTTGATACTAATGTCGAGGAGGATAATACCCCACTAGTGTTACAACCTGAACCACTCATACTTATTCCCGACTAACGAAACTAGGGGTTTCCTTATCAATCTTCGGTTCATTCATCTAAATCAGAAACTATTGTTTCTTCTTCTTTTTTAGTTGAATCTTTTTTAGCGGCTTTAACTAAATCTTCAAACTTAGTAGTAGTTTCTTCTTTAGATTTAGTTGCTACCTTTTTCTTTGGCTTTGATTTCTTTTTAGTTGGAAACAAAGCCTCTGCTACATCTTCTGCTGAACCTTCTAGATTAAATTCTTTTTTAATCAATCTTAGTTCATTAGCCCCAAATTTAGATATACCATCTTTGTCGCTACCTGTCAATTCAACTACTAGCCCTGCATCTCCTAGCATACCTACTGCAATATTAACAGGTACTTCGCAATTCACATCATGACTTATTTGGTAAACTGTACCTGCCCTTCTCAAAAGAAGTGGCCCATCATGTTTTACTTTTTTCAATCTTACATTACTCATTTTTTATTCCTCCATTATAGTAATCTCATCCCCCTTACTTAGAAGGGGAATAAGACTACGTTATTATAATGGTATTAATTTTTTAATTTAAAGGTTGCCCCACACTCTTACTCGTACAGAACCACCGTTTGCATCATTAGCCAATGTAGCGTTAGTACCATCTAATGCTGTAAACATAAGAGCAAACGAAGTTGAACTCTCATAAGCACCTGTGGCAGATATTTCTACTAAAGGCAATACTGCGTTAGCGTTGTCACATCCTGTAATAGATACACAATGAATAGATGATAGGCCAACAGCAGAAGCAGGTATTACTGAACCTGCCGCTACTATTGACGTTACATCTATCAAAGCATCTACAACATATTCATCTCCAACAGCCTTTGGAAGTGTAACTCCCTTATGGTCTGCAAGCAGAGTAACTGTATATGCTAATGCCATTTAAATCACCTAAGCACTCTTAATGTTAGTAATTTTACCTTGACCCTTGAAGAAAGAACAGCAGGTCTCACCCATTGTTCTGTACATTCCTTGGTTTCCTAGTTTACCAACACCGAATGGGTTTCCGTTAGTAATTCCATCCTCAAAGTATTGGGTTGGTTTCATAACAGATAGCCACAAGTGGTCTGTATCTAAGAACAGCATATCACTTAATTCATTTGTTGTGTTACTACCAGTAGAAGGCATATCTTTTGCAGGGATTAGAGGGATGTCAAAGTAGGTTGCTACTCTAAATCCAACTTCTTGACCCTTTGCACCTTTTACACCGTTATGTGTAGGAACAATTTCTTTCCTATCCATAAATCTCTCTTGGCTTTGTAGTAAGTCAGCAATGTGCTGAATAGTATCGTATCCTGTTAGAATACATTTTGGGTTTCCACCGTTTTGACGGATTCTCCTAATCATACTATTAATCATTGTTAGAGTTAGAACTCTAGCATCACTTGATGCATATCCATCTCCAAAGTCAACTTCTGCATCTAAGAAAGAAGCAGTTCCAGTTGCAGCGTTAGATGAAATAGATACAGTTCTTGATGTACCAAATATTTTCACTACATCAGCAACAACTGCGGAGTTGTCTCCGTTGTTAGCCCCAGTATCTAGTAAGTTAGCATTATACATTGCAGCGATTTCAGCAGCAGAAGAAACAATCTTCATCAAAGAAGTATAGTTTCTTTCAATGTTTGTTGCTGTACCATCATCATATGATTCGTATGGCATAACTAGCATTTTGCTTTGTGTTTCTGCATGATGCTTACCCATATCTTCTCTAACAATAGCCCTAATATCTCCGACTCCATCATCAATAGCAGCCAATTCCATACCCAATTCTGAGAACTCAAACAAATGAGCAACAGTTTTTGGACTTACGTATAGTTTAGCGTATTCTGGTGAAAGTGGTCTAAATCCATTTGCACCATCTAATGCAGCATTTTCTTCAACTCCACCAATTTGGTCTGCTCTTGGTGTAGATAAATCAGCAGTGTTTGCAGCAACAGCAGTTGTACCTGTTGTAAATGCAGAACCACTACCACCAGTTGGTCGGCTCTTTAGAACTCTCCAACCTGAAGATGTGTAAGGTCTCTTTGCTAGAATTGAAAGAGGGTTAACCTCTTGATTCAACATTGACCATACTTTTTGTCCGTAAAGAACATTGTATAAATCTCCCAATCCACTTGCAGCACTAAACGGGTTAGACGCAGCATCATGGGGCGTTCCGAATCCACCTACAACACCACTACTCTTCAATAGAGCATTACCAGCAGGGCCAGTTAATCCGTATGTTGCGGCTTCTAAATCTTTTATTGTGTTTGTATATCCACTCATTTTATATCACTCCTAAAACTTCCTCGCTAGATTGTGAATATCTCCCCAACTCATTGAAGATAACTCTTCTGATGAGGTTGGGAAACCTTCAGGTAATCCAAACGAAACTTCTTTTGCTTTTGCTATTTCATTATCTTTAGCAGATAAAGACTTACGTAGTTCAGCAAACTCTTCTTTGAGTGCTGCTACTTCTGTACGTGCATCATATTCTGCTCTTTCAACAGCAGACTTTCTGACGTTTTGTTCTGCAACGAACCTTGATTCAAATTGCTTTGATAGGTTTTCATATGCAATCTTTTCTAGTTGTTCAGCCTTATATTGTTCATATGCTTTTTCAATATTTTCTGCTGACAAATCTAGTGAAGTGAAATCAGAAGATTCCCATTCTTTAGATACTTTCAGAGGTGCAGGGGTTGCAGTTGGGTTTCCACCTGATACAACTTCTTCACCTGCTTCTATGTGTTCTAAATCTTGGTCATCTAATGCTTTTGCTTCTTCATCATCTGCCTCTGCTTTTTCATAGTCCATCATTTCTTTATCATCATGGCCTGAATCCATAGACATGTATTCCATGTTTTCTTCCATTGATGTATCCATCATTTCTTCTTCTTCCTTGTTGAGAGAATTAACTTGTTTCATCAAGTCATTTAACTCCTCAAGGGCTTTTTCCAACTTCTCAGTCATCTTTTTTTCACCTTTTTCTTCCTTTAATATATCAAATTTGGCTTCGGGGTTAATACCCTTTTCGCAAATTGTGACTTCGTGTAATTCAAGACCATCTATTTCATTATAATCGCCTAAATCATCTGATTTACGGCTTCTTTTGGAAATAGCCTGACCTCCTATGCTAAAAGAACGTAATGTTCCTTTTCTAATATTTCTAGATATTTCTTTTGCTTTTTCTATATCATCTCTTAATTTGATAACTACATAAAAACCTACATCATCAACATGAGTTTTATGAACAGTTCCATTTTTATCTCTGTAACTATCAATTACTTCTCCAACCTGTACATTAGAATGATTAGACATTACATTTCTAAACTTCTTATTAGCCATAAATCCCTCAACAGCACTTTCTAGTGCTTTAATGGTAATTAAGTCGTTTTGCTTATCTACCATTTCAATTGAAGCATAGCCACCAATAATCAAATCGTCGGACTTTAGGATACTAAAATCTCTAACATCATGATTAACAAGACGCATCGGAGCAGCCAACATTGAACAAGCATTTTTACTTTAACTATATTAACTAAGCGGATTCAGATTCGGGTAAGTCTAATTTATTATACCTGTCAAGTGTAATATCCCATACTCCCTCATCTTCTTTACTATCTAACATAGTTTGTTTTTTACCAGTCCATGTTACCCAAGTATCTTTACCATCTAAAGGTACAACCCTAACATGTAATCTAGTATCAAACTTATCACCTTCTAATTTATATTCGTGATAACCATCTTTTTGAACACCTAATATTATTTTACCACTATCAATTACTTTACCTTCTTTAACACCAGATGTAATTATTTTAGCAGGGAACTTACCTGATTTACCAAATAAGTTATAAACATCAGAAGTTGTTTCAATATCAAATAACCAAGCCATAGTTTTTTCAGACGTTTTAATAATCAATTCTAAATTACCATCTTCTCTCTTTTGGATAATATAATTACCTTCTTTTGGATTTTTCTTAGGTTGTTTTTCTATCATCTCATTATTAGCAGTAAAAGTTTCATTTGTTTTATCATAAACAATATCTTCTTGAGTTATTAACCATTTTTTAAATCTTTTAACATCACCATCGAATGCTGTACTTTCAAATCTATCCATGTGATGTTCTTTTACAAACTCTAATACTTCTTCAAATTTTACTGGCTCATCTATTTCTATCAACTTATTCTTTATTGATAATCTTAATTCAGAACGTATAGTTTTAATTGCTAATTTTAAATCTTCTTTCCAAACATCTATGTCGTATAGGGCTTTTTTCTCCATTAGATTATCTCCACTAAAACCCATAATAGTAAATCCATCAAAATCAGATTTTAATATTATTTCTGCTTCACCATGTATATCATCTGTAATATACATTTTTTTAACACCCTTTAATCTATATTTAAAAGGTTTATCTAAATCTTCCCAAATAGATTTTTTTGTTTTGTCTGATAGTAATTCTAATGTTGACAGTTTATCCGATTGAGTAACTTCAGGTATTTCTATTACTTTAGCAGAATATAAACTAAAACCTTCTTTAGTTTTCTTTACTTCATCTACTTTCACTCTTACAATCGAACCTACTTCTACCGACTGTTTAGTATTCAATGCTTTACCAACAGGAATATATGCTTTATCATCCAGTTCCTTTGTAGTATATTTTCTAGCCTCTTCTGCTGTAACAGGCCCAATACCAATAGAATAAGAATATAAATCACTTTTAGTTTTCTTAGAATCTAATACTATAACATCCAAATCTACAAACTTTTTCCATTTAACCCATTTAGGATTTTTTCTACTACCCATTTGATATGTTGATTCAATATCCTTTATTACAACTCCTTCTGATGCAGGTAGTTGCATAATAGTTTCAGCATACGTACCAACTTCCTTGATTGAGTCTGCAATTCTTGTATCTTTTTTAGACGGGAATGCTAAATCTTCTGATGAATGTTGAGAATACTGATACATCAGAATGTTAATTCTTTCTCTTAATGGTACATCCATCAAATCTCTTTCTTCATGTCTCATTATGTCAAATACATGTAATCTTAATTTTAAACCATCAACAGGTTTCTTAAAAATATAATTAATAACAGATGCTCTATGTAAAGGTTCTTCTCCTCTAAATAGCATTAGTTCCCCATCTAATATACAATCACCAAATTGTTTTTTATTTAATTGTTCAACTTGTTCTTTACATTTTTCAGTGATATCTTTTTGATTATAAGAATATATTTTTACTTTACCATCTATCTTATGTAACTGTACTCTCATACCATCATATTTTTCTTGAACAACATATTCACCTGTAAATCCTTTAAGTTGTTCCATATCATTTAATTCAAATATTCTATACATTGGTTTGTTTGGTACTATAAAATTAATTTCTGCCTTCTCTTCTTCTGATTTTTCTTCTGATTTTTTAATACTAATATCAACTAATTTGTTCCATTGCACAGAAGTATATTCTTCTAAAAATACTTTTTCTAATAAGGATAACATGCTTTTGAACTTAGTTTTAATTCTTTTAGTATTTTTATCATCTCCATAATGTTCTGAAATATATAATGGAATGTCTTTGACTTCTAAGTCTAATCCCATAGCACCTTGAGTTATTTCATCAGGACTCAAATTGTGTTTTTTCCATGCCGATTCAGGTAATGGCATACTGTGTGCTCTTAGTGCATAATGAATAAAAGCAGCAAAAACACTATTATTAGACAACAATGTTTCAATTACATTATCACCCAATTGTTCTGAAAACGGGTCACTGATTTCTTTAGATTCAAATCTTAAACTTTTAACAGCGTCATATAATTTACGTGCTTCCATAGAAGTAGGGTCTTCTACATTATCATCAAATACAATATCTTCATCTAAATGTTTTTTTAAAAGTCCTGTAAATGCATCCAAAGAATCAAACTGAGTTCTTATAGATTTGACAGTTCTTTTCCAATTCTTACCATATTCTTTTGGGTCTTCCAATGCAGATAGATAAGAATAACGGGTACGCTCAAAAAAATCTAAAACACGCTTTGTAAGCACATCTTTTTTTTTCTCGAATACCACACCTGATATTGACATTTAACCACTCTATTTATACCGATTAAAGTTTAAACTTATATCTTCTTTTATCTTGAGCAGCCGCACCATGTTCAGCATCCATTTCAGTTTCGCCTTGTAATCCTAATCTTGATACAATTTGCTTCAATTCCATATACTCTTTTTCATATCTTCTCATGTCATCTTCTTTCATAGGGCTATTCATAAACCTTTGATATGCTTCTTGGAATTGACCTCTAATATCATCCATTTTAGATTTTGTTATAGAATCAATTTCTGTACTTCTATATACTAAATCTAATCCAGTACCGGCTTTTAATAATCTCTTTAGCATAATTGCTTTACCCAAAGAATCGTATAATCTACCAATCTGTTGAGTTATTCTTTGTTCATCTTGTAACAATTTTTTCTGTCTTTCGCCTTGCGTAGCATCGAATCCCATAGAATTTTTATCTGAACCTGTTATTTCTAATTCCTCTAATTCGGTTTTAACATCATCTAATTTAGACTGTAATACTCTAATTTTACTTTGTTTATCCCTGTCTCTTTCATCAGATAAATAATCTTTCATTACTGATTTACCAACATAACCATATCCTTCATCACCTGTTGGATTTTTTATCTTTTCTTCTTTAGGATTTTTAGGAGGGCTTTTCAACTTAACTTCTTCACCCATTACATCTTCTTTGTTAGCAACAGTTGTACCATCTTTAAATTCTGCTAAAACTTCCTTTGCTTTCAATATTGCTAATTCTACTATTTTCTCTTCTTTTGTTACTCTTTCCGGCATTTTTTTCACCCCTCAATCCTTTCCACAATTTTGTGAATATCATCCCAATCCATTTTAGATATTACATCACTGGTTGGTGCAGAACCATTTACAATTGCAGGTTTTGGTGATGTAGATACTACAAAACCTGATTTCATTAACAAATTATCTTGTCTATATACTGTATCTTCTAGTGCTTTTACTTTGTCAACTAACTCTTTCATTAGTAATAATATTTCATTTTCTTCACTCATTATAAATCACCTTTTTTACTTGGATAAACCATACTCCTCAATTGATTATACAAAGTTTCATAGTCCTTCCTTAGTTCTGCTGCCGACGCTACGATACTTAAGTTCTTTTCATCAAACCTATTTAATTTTTTAGTTAGTTTCTTATCGCCTTTGATTAATTCAACCTTCTTCATCTCATCTATAAGAGAAGATAGTTTAGTTAAATCTTGACCAAAATATTCAGAAGGTTGAGTAGATTGAAGTAATTTCTTCAACTTCTTTTTTTCTTTAGGTTCTAGTTTTTCTAACAAACCACTATCAGCCTTTTGAAGTGTATATTGCCAACTCATTCTAAATCACCTCATGGCCCTTCATATCTATATTTTGACATATCAAACTTAAAGTGGTCTTTTACCAACTTTTCTATAACGGGTAGTAATGCGTTTCTTATTTCTTTTTCACTAGGTTCAGTATAGGTAATGTGTTCATAGTCTGATGCATCGTCTAATCTTTCAAGTAAATCATTTGTTAATCCGCCTCTAAACATATCTTGTCTTACATCTCCAAGTATGTCATCAATGGCATCTCTAATGTGTCTTTCAGGATTATGAGAATTTCTTGCTTCATTTTCCATCTGTTCCCCGTAAGGCATTAAATCTTTTTTAATGGCTTTTTTCCAACTCATTCTAAATCCTCCATGACTTCTCTTAATATAGCAAACTTTTCAGGTAAAGACTCAACTTTAACAGTATGTACATCATTTCGTAGCAATGACCTATCTAAAGATATTTCCCTTAATTCTGCTAAATAATACATAAATGCATATAATTCAGTAGTTCTTTTTAATTCTATTTTATAATCTTCATCCTGTATATCTGCTACACCTATACTAACATCTTTAGGCATCCCTTCTTCATCAAACATTGGGTCAGGTTCAGTTAGATAATATGTTTCTCTCTCTTCTTCATCATCTATTAAATCCATCAATCTTAGTTCTATTGTATCAGCGTAATCAATTATTTTATTTTTAGGCATTTCAGCAAGGGTTTTAATTTCTGATTTAGTAGCGTCAGGATTCATAGCGACTTTAATTTGTGAAGCCACTTTTCTATAATCTAGATTAATAAAATCCTTCAACCTACCTAAATCTCCAACCTTTATTTCTTCGAGTTTAAATCCTCTTTGGGTAAATATTTCTTTAAGTAACTCTATTCCTGTTTTACCAGAATACTCTTCATTTAAAATATCTAATAATTGTACTGGATGTGTACCTTTTTCATATTTTCTTAAAAATTTAAAAATATTTTTTTGAGTAAATAACTTAGATTCACTCTGTAATGTTTCTAATTCACCCTTGTAATTTTCTATTCTAGAATCTTTACCATATCTAGCCAATAGATTTCTAAGGGTTGAAAGAAAAGAATATTCATCATCTGTTTTTCTATCCTTTCTAGATAATTGGTTTTCTAATTTATCTAATGTAGCAATTGCAGTTTCTACCTTGTCAAATATAGTAGGGTCTGCTTTAAACGATTCATAAATTGATTTTTCATCTGAACCATCTTCCAAACTTTCTTCAAATTTTTCCAGTTCTGTTTTATTTTGAGGACTACGCATATCATCAGACATACCTGCTATCAATATTATAGCAGCATTATCTTCTTTGAATTTTAAAAATTGTTTAAACACTTTACGGTGTGCAGTTATCGCTACAAATAACTTACTCATATCTATTTTTTTAGGTTTTGGTTTACCTTCGGAAGTACGTTCTTCTGAACCTAATCGTTTGAATCCACCAGTAGCCGTCATCAAATCATCAGATAAAGACTGTCTAAGTTTATCTCTCCAATCTTCATTAGTAACTCTAACTACATTTTCCAAATTGTTAACAAAGTTTTCAGGTATTTTATTGCTTAATAACTCTTTAACTTGAGGAGAAAATGTTTTTTTAATTTGGTCTAATACATAAGCAGTTTTAGCCATAGGCTCTTTATGACCATAAATATCTGCTTTTAATAATATAGACACGCTTACCACTTGTTTTCACTATTTCTCTTTCTTTTTGGCATTAGAATTACATCAGGTATATCGTTACTATCAGGGATTTTTTTCTCTACTGTTCTAGACAAATCAATGCCTACTGCGTCTAAATCCCTATTAGGTTGTATCTTACGCTCATTATACACTTTTGCTCTTGCAGCAGCCAATTCTCTTTCTAATTCTCTTACAGTTTTTTCACTCACTTAATCACCTTTTTTTAAACATGCTAGATTATCTACTCCGGCACTAACCTACCCTTCTTTCAGTTCTTTTATCAACATTTTGATTTCCGGCTGCTTCAGGTAATCCACTAAATCTTTTATCAGGCCCACTATCCATACTAGGCTTATTTCTAGTTGCAGGTGGATTTTCTTGTGGTTTACTTGCAGTCATTAATTGTTGTTCTTGTAATTGACCTAATTGACTTGCATCAATATCTGTACCTGCGTATGGGTCTGTTTCTACCTTTTCACTTGTCGAACTTTCTTTAGTAGGTTCGGGTTCAGGTTTAGTATAAGAAAATCTGCCTTCATCATCCATATCTATTTCAAATCCTAGATTCTTAATTGATGCAGCAATATTAACTTCAATCTCTCTCTTTCTTAATTTAGCAATCTCATCTTCTTCTTCAGATGGTGGAAGTTTTAAACACCAATCTGTAATACCAAACTCTTTTGCTACAAATGGAAATACATAATTATTCCAAATAGTTTGAGCCATTTCTACGGCTCTATTGGTAACAAGTATCTGCATACCTTCATTGTTTAATCCCCCACTAGCAGAATTATCTGCCATGAATATTTTACTTACCCCATAGAAACCGGATACTCTATCTCTTAAATCATCTTTGACAGATACATAATCCATTTCTTTTAGACTATCCATAAACTTAATCCATTCAATAGAACCTTTACCACCCTCTGATTCGATTCCCATTACTGGAATAAAATGCGGGTCTTGTTCCATCTTTTCTTTAACACCCTTCCAAAAAGATTTCATTGATTCTATGTTTCTTGTTTGGACAGCAAGTAATCCTCTAGGCATTCTCGCTTTGGTATAGGATGAATTGATGTAATTATCCATAGCGATTAATGTAGTAACACTATTCCATAGAGTTATTATCGGTGACAATCCATATAATCTACTAGGTGTGTATTTACTAAAATGTAATACTTCTCCTTCTAAGAAATATTGTTCCTCACCATTTACTCTATTAACATAATGAACTGGATACAATTCACTACTGCCACATGCTTCACAAGAACCTGTGGGTTCTTCTGAAATAAAGTCTCTATGTCTCAAACAAGTAAAACCTTTATTCCCTCTTTCACCTAATTCATCTGCATAAATATGCATACCAACAGGGTCTCCTCTGTATATTTCTTTTATTCTATGCATCATAACTTCTGAATCACTATCCAAGAAATACTCCTTGACTAGAACTAAATATGCATCATCCATAATGTTCAAGTCATCCTCTAACTCTTTTAGAACATCAATAAATAATTGTTCCGATTTGTTTACATATCCATCCATAAAAGATGAAGCGTATTTCAACTGATTAGTATCAGGTTTAGATAAGTCAGTAGAACCACACTCGACACATTCTGTTGTGGGGGCTTTGTGTTCTTTGCCACAAGAATTACACTTTAATACAAACTTTTCTTCCCAAAAATATCCTCGCCTAAATATTTCATTTTTCAATTGAGTAACACAAGTCCTAACTATAACAGATTGATTCGCTATATGGTAAATAACAGGAGCAGTTAACATATATGAATTATCTTTTTCTTGAATACCCGGATTGAATACCTTACGGTCAGCAGGTTTAGGAGTAGTCCTTCTAAATAGGTTAGTTATGCTGAATCTTCTTTTTTCTTCTACCACATGATTTCCCCCATTATTTGATTACCCGATTCTCCGAACACCTATTAAAGTTCCTTTAAGTGCTATTTACTCCTATCATTTTTGGTGTTTCTTCTGCCGCTTCTAATTTGTCCATCCAACTCATTTTAGAATTTTCTTCTAATTTACTAATGGAATCAACATCAATATCATAAGCAGAAAAATCATAATTAGTATTATCCTTATGATTGTGGTACTTCATTAGTTTGAACAATTCCCCTATCCTTTCTTTAGCCCAAGGTTCTTTCTTAAATCCTTTTTTGATTCTAACTAATTCTAATAATATGTCAGCGTTTGCTCTTTTTAATCTAAAATGCGGCCTACATTTAGTCAACAACTCATGTACATCTTTTTGAGAATAGAAGTTTAATCTGTTTACAGGTCTAGTATCTTGTGGAGATTTTTGGTCTAAATGTAATCTACCCATACCTAGAGATTTATGCATTTCAATCATAAATGCTTTTCCTCTATTTCCTGTTGCTACTAAACCGACTCTAGGGTTATTGTTTCTATCCATAGTAATGTAACCATCAGAATCAATAAAGGCAGCAGTATAAGCATAAATATCTTTTTTGATGTCATCATTCAATTTATAATACGCCCCATCCACATTAGTAATATTTTGGCTAATTGCTAATTTGGAAATAATTTGAGTAGTCGTTTTATTTTTCAGATTTTCAGGTAAGGAATCTAATATTTCTCTAGATGAAATCCCCGGTGTATTACAAACAGATTTTAAAATATTTTCTTTGAGTCTATCCTTCATACCTTTAGTTGAACTTTGTGCTTTTAATATTTTTTTGAAATCTTTTTTTGCTTGTGTCATTTGTTTGTAAATGGATGCATATTGTTTATTTAATGGCATATCTTTTATCTCTAATTTCAGTTCCCAATACTTACATAGACAATCTATTATTTCTCTTTTAGATTCTACATCTTTAATATTACTAAGTTTAATTATGTTAGATTCGGAACATGTCATGTCATTAATAACAGATTTATATGGGCTAGCCCAATGTATTTTATCAATGCTTTTTTCTAAATGGTCTGAGTATGCATCTATCAAATTATCAATAGATTTTGTTAATTGTTTTTTCTGTTCTCCTTTGAGAGTTCTTCTAAATTTTTTCATATCCTTAACTAAAGTAGGAATATTTTTATTTTCAATAGTATATTCTTTCAAAGTTAAGTCTAATTCTTTACTTGCTTTGGTGTAACTCATTTTGAAATCTTCTGCATATTCTTTAACCAATTCATCATGATTAGATAGTGGTTTACCATCTAACCATAGCATTTTTGCTTCTAATTCCATTTCTTGTTCTAATTGACGTTGTTCCTCAGTAAGTTGCTCTACCTCTTTTACTTTGTTTGTCAATTCTTGTAATTGTTCTGAGTTTAATTTAGCCATTTTATCACTCCTTAAAAATTCAATCCCATTAAACCAGTATTCATTCCTATTGATGGCGTTTGAGGGGCATCAAACACTCCGAGGTCATCCAGTAGTATAAAAGAGTCAGTAGGGGATTGAGTTGCAGCATTAGCCAATGCTAATCCCATAACTAGGTCATCATGTGCTCCAACTCCTTCAAATTTTCCTGAATCTGTAATAGAAAACATAGATAATTCTTCAATTAGAGCAGTAGTCATCCTTTTACTATTATTATCTCCATAAGGAAAGTTGATTTTACCATTTTCAATGTTCATTTGAAGATTTAATATGATTTCTTGCTTCTTTTTTCTAGTTGTATTGAAATCTTTAATATTCATATCAGTCAAACTACGTAATTCTTGTGTAAATGCTTTAGCAAAGGTATTTGTCTCATATAAAATCTGTTCAGGTTGGAAAATTTGCCCTATAATTCGTATTTTCTCAATATTTTCTCTGAATTCTACATTTTTTGCTCTATCTACATGAACAATTGTCTTATTTTTCTCATCATCTACTTCTAAAACAACAATTACGTTATAATCTCCATCAGTAGAGATAGCAGGGTCAACTCCAACATAATATTTGTACCCTTTATCCTTACGATTTCCTAATTTTAACACATAATCTTTATTTTTGCAATTATTTACATGGTCAGGGTCGAAAAGTGCAGTACCAGTAGATACAGGTATGCATAAATATTCTCTAGTAAACTTCAATGAACCAATTTCAGACTTTCTTTGCATCAAAGCATCATAATCCCAACGCTCAGGCCAAAGTGGTTTATTCATTGAATCTAAACAAGGATATTTTCTAACAGTATATGCTTCATTTTCTTCTAATTGTGAAAATATATCAGTATATGTAAATGGTGTACCTATCATTCTCAAACTTGCAGTGTGATGAAGTGTAGGTATCATATCTCCAAAGAACCAATCTGTAACTCTTTGAATACCTGATAAACTAAACTCTTTCAAAGGGTCGTCAATAATTATTTCTTGAGGGTGAAGTCCTCTAATTTGAGAACCAACAGACCTTTCTAATATTGCATTACCATTTGTTAATTGAATATTACCAATAGCCCAACCTCTTGAAGGTCTAAACTTTTTTAATTGTGGAAGATTAAAATATTTATCAATTTCACGCATATGTACTAAAGTCTGCTTTTGATTAGATGAAATGTATAACATTTGAAACGGAGGTTCTTGAAAGCACAAGTTCCATACTACCCAACTGTGCATAAAGACAGATTTTCCGTGGTCTCTTGAACAAATAATTACTGTTCTATCTGTATTTTCCATTAATTCTTTCCATTCTTGCATGTATTCGGGATACATCATTCCTAATACATTTTTAAAAAAATACGCAAAAGAGTTTTTAGACAGTTCCATATCCATAGATGTCATGAAATCTGTATCTAATCCCATTATATTCACCAATCACGACACGCCATACATCTAGCAGAATAATCACTTCTCTTACAAGAAGAACAATTATGCCTTGCTCTAAATGATTTTCTTCTTTTACCATCTCTTTTACCTGAAACAGTAACTCCACGTTGACCCCAATGTACTCTTTTATATCCACCTTTACCATCAGGAACACATTTCATCCACTTCTTGCCTTTACGTGTAGATGATGTTTTTTTAGTTGCTCTAGTGCAACGGCCTTCTTTAATTACTTCAAACCAAGTCATGCTGTTCCCTTCCTTCTTTTATATGTTTTACATGCTGCACATGTTGGCCTACATCTTCTCTTTCTACCTTTTGAAGCATCTTTTCTACCACAAGGTTTTGGCCCACCTTTTTGTCCACAACTAGAACAATCTATCCAACCTCTCTGAGTTTTACCACCTTTTTCTTTTCCACCTCTTCTAGAAAACCAACCGTGTAATCCCTCATCTTTTTCTCTTTTGAAATTGTCTCCACCTTTCTTTACAGATTTTTTCTTTTTTGAGTTACCCCAGTTCTTTGCACCAACTTTTCTACACTGAACTAAAGCACCACTAGCATAAGCAGAAGGCCATTTCTTGTAGCGGCTTCTTACCTTATGATAACAAGCATCTTTTTTCCCTTTTTGTATTTGCTCAAACCATGTATCCATTATATCACCTTAGTTTTTATTGCAGCCCACCAACTAGAATTATGGATGTAGTATTTTTCTAGAGTCCCAATAACACCATTAGCATTACCAATAGAAATCTCTTCTATTAATTCATCAGGTAATTCTGATTCATCTAATTGCCTAAACCCCTCATTAAGATAGTGTTTCATAGCACTTCTATTAGAAAAATTAACTATCAGTTTTTTATTTCCTTTATTTCTAATCATTTCACGAAATAATAATCTCATTAACCCTCTACCTCTAGAGGTGTCTCTAACATGTATTCCTGAACCTAATAAAAAATCTTTGTATGGGGCATAACCGATTACTCCAATAGGTTTGTCTGTATCTTTTTCAAATGCAACATGGTGTACAGATGGAGCAGTAGCAAACTTACCATCTTTAGGAATATTCCTAAATCTTTGTACTCTAGATTTGTATTTATCATATCCATCTTTTCTAAATGCTTGAATGGCATCATCTTCTGACATTGTTTTAAAATAAATATCATCAGTAGCATAATTAGTTGAAGGAGGTTCAGGGTAATCATCTTCCATTGTCAATCCCCTCTAAAATTACCTTTCAAATAATATACTGCCTCTTCTGATACACCATATTTCTTAGCAATATCAGACATAGAGTTCAATTCGGTAACAATAGATTCTACATCATTTGCACTAAGTTGAACTTTGTGTTTACTCAATACATTATCTATTGCAGAATTAACATGGTTAAAATTATCAGTTTTACTTACACCATAATATACAGGTTTGTTTAACATTTTCCTAATAGAATCGTGTGCAGTCAATAAGTTAATTTGTAAATCACTCTTAACTATAAGTCCCTTATTCATCAAATTATCATAACTTTGTATAAAGGAAGCAACCAAGTTTCTACTACCTGATGTACCTTCTTCTGTTGCAGTATATCCCATAGAACCTAGCCCTGTATCTTTTGCTCTAGGATTCAACAAATCGTCACCGATGTAATCTCCTTTTCTTTTTCTGATATGTTTAACTAATACTGCTAAAGGATATATTTTACTATCTCTTCCTTCGTTAAACTCTTCTGCTAATTTTTCAATTGGAGTACCATTAAAGTCAATATCTATATCTAAATTATTTTTCTCTTTTATTTCTTGTAAAGCAGCACCAAACTCTACATCTATATCGCGAGTATGTTGTGTCTCATAAATTAAATCTAATTGTTTTGCAGCCAATTCCATTTTAGATTTGATAGTGGATATTCTTGCACCGGGTTCTACGTTACCTATTTCTTCAAATAATTCAGTCAACCTAGTTAATGCCTTTACGGATAATGTAGCAGTTCCTAATTCTGCATATCTTGCTAAGAGAGTAGTAAATGCAGTAGGTTCTTTGCCTTCCTGTGACATAAAGAAATCCATTACTTTATTTTGTACATATTCAGGTTCATCGTCAAAAGGAACATTTTCACTTAGTAAAGGTCTGATAACATAATCAATCAATGCATCCACATAATCATCGTATTCACTTTCTATTTCTTCTAAAATGTCTTTTAATTTGCTACCTTTTCTACCAGTAAACAAAGATGAATAGGTTTGCTCAGTAGGTTTACTCTTATCCTTACCTGTCCTACCTACCATTGTTCTACTTCTAGTAGGCATAGCAGCCTTTTCAGATGCAGTACCTAGATTCAAAATATCATACATAATATCAAAGTGTTCTTTTAATTTTTTAATAGTCGCATCTTGATTAGATAACTTAAACTCATCAACTAATTTATTAGTCAATGGTAAGTAATAGAAATCTTTGACTTTATCCTCAGTTGCATATTCTTCTAAATCATCTATATAATCTTCCAATTTTCTAAAATCAGTTTCATTCAATTCAACATCTATTTTAGTTGCATATTTTTTTGCTCTACGCTTCAATGATTCAATATCTTTCTTAAATGTGGGAACTCTACCGAATGCTCCTTGAGACCATACATAGTAAAACAACGGGTCAACTTCTTTCATTGTTTTGAATGATTCTATATCTTGAAACAATGCACTTTCAGTTTTATTACCAAACTCTTCTCTAGTCGCTAATTCAGTTTGAGTTCTAGTAGATTCTTGATTGAAATCTGATTCTATTCTAACATCCATTGAATCATAATCACCTCGAACATTTCTTGCTGTGTCTAATTCAACTGCTTGATATGTGTTGTCATCTTTCAAATAACCCTCTAAAAAGTCCCCTAATAGCAAGACTGCTTGTATGCTTTTATCATCTCTATCAAGCATTTGTTTTGGTACTTTGATAATATAATTATCCTGTTCAGTTAATCTATTATCTTTCAATTGCGATATTCTTTGCATGATACTAGGAAGATTTTCTTCTGCTATTCTTTCACCTGATAGATATTTTTCATATGCTTCAATAAACTCATCTTGAGCCTTAATGTAATTCTTAAATTCAGAATGCTTAGTTTCCCAATATTTGTATATTTTTTCTCTTCTATCTAAAGACTTTAGAGATAGTGAACCAACCATCAAGTCAACACTAACCTTTCTGATATCTTCCTGTCCTGATACATTTATGGATTCTAATTTTCTGATAATAGTAGATAATCTTGTTTTCAATTGTGAGTAATTATCTGATAAATCTTTCAGTTGGGCTATGTGTGCATTCAATTTGATAGGAGTATCAAGATAATTTTCTCTACCTACATCCGATAAAGTTAATTTATTAATTGATATTTTTTTACCTTTTAATAATGAATTAACTGTGAGACTTTTCCCATCAAGTAATAGATTAACTAAAATAGGTTTCAAGGTATCTTTAATGACAGTTTCAGTTGATGCTATATCCCCAAAAGCAATTTTAATTCCTTCCGAAGATTCTCTAGCATAATCATAAAATAAATCTAATACTCTTCTTTTAGTAGACTCAGGGAAATTACTGAATCCTTTGTATTTGCTTATCTCATCTCTTACTGCATTTTTATAAGAACTGGCTGTAATCTTACCTGTTTCTTTATCCACTGTACTACCAAAAAACTTAGGGTTGATTTTAATATCTCCACCTCTAGTTATTTCACCTGCCATACCAGTCTCAGGATTTTCATCTTTTTCTATCAATAATATTGAATATGCTAAATCTTCAGGAGAAGTAGTTTGTCTAACATGAGCAACAAATTCTCTTCTAATGCTTTTAATATCTACCTCAGTTTCTTCTCCACCTGTAATATATGGCTGTAAAATAGCATTCAAAGCAATAGTTCTACCTTTCAATATAGGAGTCATAACAGAATCATAAAAATCATTATCCTCTAACCACGAATCAAATTGCTCACTCACTTGTCTCACCATCCGTAGTTTTCTTTGTTGCTATCTTTAGATTTTCTAATATTTTTATGGGTTCAGTAACGCCTTGTTCGTTAATGCGATAATTATCTTCTACAAGTTTTAACATAGAATCATAAATCATTTTTCGCAAGCCTTCACGTATCTTTCTATACATGCCCTCGTTAATTAATTCTTTTAACATTAACTCATAATTTTCTTCTTTGCCTTCTGCGTCTTCATATTTATCTGCTTTTTTATATTTTGTAAAATATAAACCAAAGCCTTTTTTACTTTCAATTAAATCTAATTCTTGACCTATGTCATGTAACATAGGAATTAAATCTTTAAACTCTCTGAATCTTTTACTAAAATTTCCAAGTTCTTTCCTACTTATTTGCATGAATGTTTCTTTTAAGTCAATATCTTCTTCTGTAAACAAATCAGATAAATGTGTCAAATCATTTACTGAAGATAGGACATAGTATCCACCTCTTTCTTGCATGTTGCTAAATGCTTCAGTCCTTTCATC